TGCGGGGTACGTTGCGAAACGCTGGGTGAAGCAAGCTGGGATAGAGTGGGAGGATCAAAATGAATAAGATAGACGAGAAGGTAAAAAAGCTTTTGGAATATGACTTGCAACACACTATGCGAGGAGGATGGAAAATAACGGAAGAAATGTGTGTGTTAATCCATGAAATCGCTGAGGAGTGTAACAAATTAGAAGTAACGCAAAAAATAAATACGGATATACCGGAGTGGATTGAAGAGGCCGATCCGGAGGAAATCTTTATATACATGCTCCAGAAGATGGTTTCTGCGCAAACAAGGATACATATGCTTTGCGTTCCGAGAATTTTGCTCCCCATTATAGACAGAAAGCTTAACAGCGAAAATGACAGATTTCCTCATGTAGTCGGACAAGGAGCTGAAATTTATTATAACGGAGAATGGAAAAGAGGGAAGATTGTTGAGGGGTACCGGTTCAAAGACGGGGTTGTAACGATAGAAACTCCTGAAGGTGAGCGGATATGGTGCGGCGAAGATCGAAAGGATTTATACCGGCCGGGGAAAGGGTATATATGTTAGATTTTGGATTTTACAACATGGACTGTATGGAGGGAATGAAAGAATTTCCTGATAAGTATTTTGATCTGGCTGTTGTCGATCCCCCATATTTCAGCGGGCCGGAGAGACGGGGATTCTACGGAAGAAAAATAAGCCCGATAGGAGTCCAGAGGATATACGAAAAAGCAGAAAGATGGGAAATTCCGGGTCCGGAATATTTTAAAGAGCTTGAAAGGGTATCGAAACATCAGATCGTTTTCGGATGTAACTATTTCAGATGGTATTTTCGGCCGGGGCGTATTGTATGGGACAAGTGCAACGGGAAAAGTACCTTTTCTGACTGCGAGATTGCATCCTGCAGCTTACATGATTCTGTAAGACTGTTCCGTTATATGTGGAATGGGATGATGCAGGGGAAATCTATTGATCAGGGATGGATGCAGCGTGGGAATAAGGCGCTGAATGAAGTAAGGATTCATCCCACGCAAAAACCTATAGACTTATATCGCTGGATTATACGGGAATACATAAGACCGGGATGGAAGGTGCTTGACACTCATGTAGGAAGTGCAAGCAGTCTGATCGCTTACGGAGAAGCAGGAATTGAGTGTGTAGGGTTTGAAAAAAGTGAAAAAATATATGAAAAAGCGAAGAGAAGGCTTGAAGAAGAAATGGCGCAGATGAGTATTTTTGATTTAGGTGTAGAAAGAATTTAAGAAAGGAGCCGCCTCCGGCCGGGGCAAGGGTATACCGGGCTTCTTAGAAAAAATGGATAAAGAGAAAAAATCAATAGAGAGAATAAAGATGGCAAGTGAAATGAGCCTACATCACTATGGAAAACCGCTTGTTTGCACGTATAGCGGAGGTAAGGATAGTGATGTGATATTAGAGCTTTTTAAGCGATCCGAGAAACAGAAAGAAGAAGTAGCTTGATAATTCGGAATTGTTGAAAGGAGAATAATGATGCATATCAAGGTAAAACAGGGAATTGATAACTGTTATATGGCTCACGAATATGAGCATCCTGGTTATGAAGAAGATTTATGTGCAGGGTTGCGTACATTGAATGGCGATGGAGAACCGTGCGGAAAATGTAAGAACTGTTATTTATACTACGGGCATCCGATGTGGAATAACGAGGGCGACATGCAGAAGAAAATAGATGTAACAATAAGTCTTTTCTATGAGGTTAGAGATGCGGAAATATTTGGAGGTAAAGGAGAAGTCGGGTATTCCCAAAGTGGTATAGACCTCCATACAGAGAATCTGACGAGTTTTAAATTGCAGGAATACGCACAAGATCAGATAGCAGGGTTTGCAAAGTTTTGCAAAGTTCCGCAAGAGAATATCAGGATAATCAAAAGACAAGAGTATGAAGAGAACACGGAGGAAGACTGATATGCAGGAATTGGAGAAACTCGGAAAAATTATGAGTGTAGTAATGGATAATTGTGACGATTGTCCCCTTGAAAGAATATGTAGTTCTGCTGTCTGCTATATCGAATGGAAGAGGTTTTTTGAATCAAAGGTAAAAGAGGAAGGATTAGAGAAGAGATGGAAGCTTGGGAGGAAAAATTGAATGAGAACAACGTGTGAAATAGTAGCAGATTTAAAAGATGGAAATGATCCTACATATGAAGAACTGAAAATGGCTTGCTTAGTTCAATCTTCGCTTTTGTTCCTTTATCAACAGGATACGAAATCCTTGCTTAAAGGTGGGATAGGAGCGGATCTAGTTAAAAGCATGAATTATAAAGACGAGAAAACATCTTCTGTCAAAGGCGGAATTCCGTCTTGGTACTGGAACGGTATAAAGAAAGACCCTTATGAATGGCTAAACCCCCAAAATATACCAGGAACAAAAGAATGGGAAGAATGGCATAAATTAGGGGATAAAATTCTGGACAAATTTATGAAGTAAGCATTTGGAGGTTAAAGATGCAGGAATTAGAGAAGATTCTGGAAGAGATAAAGGGACTGATCGAAAAGCACAAAAATAAAGCCTATGAATTGGTGGCACGAGAACCCTTGACCCAGTGTTATACCGAGGCTGATATTGAACAAATAAAAGTACATGAACTTGCGGTTGTGAGAGATATCATCCGCAAGCACATGAATGACGATACCGAAATAGTAGAACCGTGTCCGTGTTGTGGAAATGAAGTGGCATTACATTGGAATGTAGAAGAAGACGGACGTGAAGTATATTGTCCGTATTGCGGATTCCCAGTTATGCTATGCAGTATGTGTGACGCAAGAGACGGAGGTATATGCGATTGGGAAGAAGAAAAAGGATGTAAGCATAGTGATGAAAGATATCGTGATTATTTTTGCAAGAACATGAATGACGGCTGGATTCCGGTGTAGGAGCATTTGCCGGAAGATGGACAAATTGTAATTATTAGCATGTACAACAATATAAAATGGGTAACTATTGGAAGTCAGTGCGGGGGAGTATGGAAACCATATAACTACATAACAGATTTGGGAATAGATGTGAAAGCTTGGCGATATCTTCCAGATCCATACCGATCGGAGAAAGGAGAATGAAATGACAGTTATTAAACCTCTTACACCTAACTTAAGGAAAGAGATAATCGACGGAATTAACGCACAGAGAAGAGAACTTGATACATGTCAAAATACAGCTTATGTATCAATACAAAAAATTAGTTTGGAGACACTTGAAAAACTTATTAGAGGGTTACCGGACGGATATCCGATCCCGCTTGAAAGGAGAAGAAATTGAAACGATCCAGGATGGAACACGAAAAGAAGATTGATACAGCGAATCACTATGACTGCCTGGAGACGGATGTGCGGGAGGATGCCAGGAAGAATTTCAAGCGTCAGCCGTATAAGTCGGTTGATGTGGCACAGTACATAGCGAAAAAGTTCGGGATTGGAGGTGATGCCGATGGACGGAGAACAGAAAACCATGAGTGAAAATGACAAGAAAAAGGAATATCTACGGAGCTATCGTCAGTATGTCAGAAGAATTCATAGAATCAATGCGGAGATTGCGGAACTTAGATCTATGAAAATGTATCCAGGGATGATGTTTAATGATGGGATGCCGCATGGCAGCGGAGGGCAGGGGGACTTATCAGGATATGCAGCAGATCTGGACGAAATGATTCTGAAGTTGCAGCACGAGCGATATCTCAGGATCAAAACATACCAGCAGATTGTAAGGCAGATCAAGAAGCTGAGATCCGAGAATGAGAAGGACATACTTTTCTATCGCTATATAACCGGACTTGACTGGTGGGAGATTGCGGAAAAAATGAGTTTTTCAGAAAGATGGATATATAAACTTCATGGAAGAGCACTTGCACATTTTGAATTACCAAAAGAGTTCATAGAAGTTCAGTAAGATCTGTGATAATATGGTATCATCGAAAAGAAGCAAAAGGGGAGCGCCTTACCGGGGAGAGCAGGGCGCTTTTCTCATGCGGGCATATCATCAACGGAAGATGTGCAGGGTCGCTACCTGTGTCCCGGTTCGACTCCGGGTGCTTCGCTTTACCTCTTGAAATAATACCCACGTAGTATTACAGAAAGAGGGTTGATAACATGAACAGCTTTATAAGCTGGATCGGTGGCAAAAAACTACTGAGAAAGAAAATAATGGAACAGTTTCCAGAGGATTTTGACCGTTATATTGAAGTATTCGGCGGAGCCGGATGGGTACTGTTTGGAAAAGAAAAACATGCAGACATGGAGGTATATAATGATTTGAACGGAGACCTTGTGAATCTATTCAGATGTGTTAAATACCATCCAGATGCATTACAAAAAGAATTAGACTGGATTTTAGTGTCCAGGGAACAGTTTTTTGATTGTGTTGCCCAGAATAATATCCAAGGAATGACAGACATTCAGAGGGCAGCACGGTTCTATTGTAGAATTAAATTAAGTTTTGGCTCTGACTTGGAATCGTTTGGTGTGCGTCCAAGAGACCTGCAGAAAATGATTGCTTATCTGCGGGAAGTGTCAAATAGACTTAATAAAGTAATTGTTGAAAATGCTGATTTTGAGCGGCTTATAAAAACATATGACCGCAAATCAGCATTATTTTATTGTGATCCGCCATATTACCATGCAGAGAAATATTATGCAGACAGGTTTCAACTAGAAGATCATGTGAGACTGAGAGATTCAATCTCTCAGATTCAAGGGAAATTTATTTTATCTTATAATGATTGTCCAGAAATTCGGAAACTGTATATAGGGTATACTCTGATTGAAGTAGACAGGCAGGACAATCTTGTATCGAAAACTAACCCACGTCGATATAAAGAACTAATTATTAAGAATTATTAAAATAGCGTGGGTATTACAAAAAGAGGTAGTGAATGAATAGAACCAATTTTATCGAAAACAAACATTAAAACTCTTGACATACGTATACGTATATAATATAATAGAATCAAGAAATGAGGAAAGGAGAATGGAGATGGCTAGGAAACGTAAGAAAAAGCACCGACTTGAAAAAGCGGCACTCATAGTCAGCATAATAAACGGTCTGGTAACTGCGATTTGCTTAATCTATGAGACGTTTTTCAAATAGGTGCTAGGCGGTGGGCTTGCCACCCATCGCCTATATTATAAGTCATCTCAGCAAATAAATCTATGAGAAAAAGTATAATTGTATCAAATTTATTATCTCTCTTCCTGCTTGGATACTACGCTGTGACAAAAGGGCTTGACTGGATCATTGGAACTGCACTGATCATAAGCGTGATATCTAATATTTTTAATATTGTATACGAGGTGAGAGATGGAAGAGAAAAAGGTTAGGCCACAGGATAAGTGGGATGCAAAGGCGGGGCTTGTCCCAAAGACCTACAAAGTAAATGAAAAAGTGGCAGAAGAGTTCCGGGTTATGTGTAAAAGCAAAGGAATTGCGATGGGGACGCAGATCACTAAGATGATGAAGGAGTTTATAGACCAATCGAATAAGGAATAAGAAGAGAGCATCCGGGAAACCGGATGCTTTTTACATGTAGTAAATTAATATGAGAATAGTTAAGGAGATTTACATGACAGATCAGGAAGTAAAGCAGGTCTATAATTCGGCGCGATGGCAGCAGGTTAGGGATAGGATTTTAATTAGGGATCGGCATGAGTGTCAGGATTGTATTCAAAGGTTGCGGACGGCAGCAGAAAAAGAAGAAAGATTATTCGGGGAAGATGCAAAGATCCGGAGGGCGACACAGGTCCATCATATCAAGGAACTAAAAGAAAATCCGGAGCTTGCATTTGATGAAGAGAATCTGATTAGCTTATGTACACAGTGTCACAACATAAGGCATGGGAGACAACCAAAAAGATTTGTGAAAAAGAAAGAACCAGTCACAGAAGAAAAATGGTAGAAAAATTTCGGAATAAAAAAGAAATCCCCCCGGGTGAATTCTCAATGAAAAATTTTTTAGTGGAGAACGGGGATGTGGCTATAACTCTGGAGAAATTTTCGCACGCGCGTGAAAGGGGTATATATGATTATATGTGTATGTGGAATGATTGCAAGTGGAAAGAGTACATGGTGTGAAAAGCAAGGAGGAATTATCAGCGATTATGATTTAATCGGTGATAAAAACGAACAGATAAAATTTACGTTGAATATGGACAATAAAGGGGAAGATGTGTTTCATATTACCTGTTTTCCAACCCCAAAAGAGCGGGAAATGTTTACGGATAGAAATGTGAAATATGTATGGATTAATACAAGTTGGGAACAGTGTTATGAAAATATATTCAGGAGAAACAGGAAGAGGGATATAAAAAATATAGAATGTACATTATCTTCCAATGAAGATATTTATGAAAAATATCAACATTCAAATATACAATTTGAGATAATTGATGTGTTCCCTACAGAAGAAAAATGGTAAAAGATATCTGACGCAAAGGGAGGTGGTAGTGTGACAAAAACAGAGATTAAAGAATCGCTTTTAGAACAGTTAAGATTACAGAATAAAACATCCGATTTTTATCTGGATCTAGTTAGTGATTACATGGATTACTGGAGTCTAAAAAAGAAGTTGATTACAGATATTCGGAAAAAAGGAATCCGGTACGACACGGTTAATGGAAATGGTATCAAGGTCGAAAAACCCAATGAATCCGTGACAAATCTGCCAAAGATCACAACTGCCATGCTGAAAATATTAAATGATCTGAATTTAAAAGAACCTCTTTCAAATTCTTCAGCAGAGGATGATTATCTGTAATGATTAATTGCAAAGAAATTGCAGAATATCTTAGGTATGCAGAGGATAACCCTAAAAAAATAAATCGGGAGAGATCGCTTCTGATCAAGAACATCGTTTTGCCGACATTACGGAGAAATGATGTTTTTTTTTGACGAAAAAACATATCAAAACTGTTTAAAATATTGCGAAAAACACTACTATAAGCTCTTTCCATATCAGAAATTCATCTATGCCTTTGCCTTTATGTATGTGGGCGACATGCCGGTATTTCAAAAGTTTTTTATTATGATGGGAAGAGGGAATGGGAAAGATGGATTTATAGTGCCGCTGGTCAATTTTTTCCAGACACCATTATATGGGGTGAAGAATTATCATGTAGAGATTGTGGCAAATTCGGAACAGCAGGTAAAAGATACCTTTAAAGTAGCGTATGACGCGATGAATATTCCAGCCATGAAAGGAAAGTTCAAAGTTACGAAAGAATTAATTACAAACACAGCAACTGGATCAGAAATGAGGTATAACACATCAAATGCGGCGACAAAAGATGGGAAACGTCCAGGGTGTCTGGTTTTAAATGAAATTCATGCTTATGAAAATTATGACCAGATCAATGTATTTGAATCCGCGCTTGGAAAGGTAAAGCATCCAAGGGAATTTATCTTGACTACAAATGGGTATGTACGAGAGGGGCCAATGGATGAATTGTTGGATCTGATGGAGGAAGTACTGGAAACCGGAGAAAACCAGTTAGGATATTTCCCCTTTATCTGCAAAATTGACAGTATTGAGGAAGCAGATGATCGGTTAGCATGGCATAAGGCAAATCCTTCAATGGAATATATGCCGATTTTGGAGCACCAGATCCTTCAGGATTATCTGGAAATGAAAAAGCTGCCAAGCAAAAGGCCGGAGTTTATGACAAAGAGGATAAACTGGCCTGACAGGAATGATGAAGCAACAGTAGCCTCCTGGGAAAATATTTTGCGATGCTGTTATTCGGATATCAAAAAGAAGACGATACGGGAGACACCGGATACCCAAGGGAGGCTTGCGGTCATTGGGATTGATTATGCAGACGTTAGGGATTTTGCGTCAGCAGGAGTTTTGACGGAGAAAGATGGAGAATATATCTGGAGACAACACACATGGATATGTGAGGAGTCCCCGTTTTTAAAATCCATTAAATTTCCAATATTTCAAAATATGGGACAGCCGGAATTTTCGGATTATGAGATCACACCAGGACAGGTAATTCCTCCAGAAAATATAGTGCGGTGGTGTATGGATCGAATGAATGAATATTATGTACTTAAAATTACAATGGATACATACAGATACCGATTGTTTAAGATGTTATTTGAGTCTTATGGAATTCGCGAAGAAACAAAAAAAGACCCGTATGGGCAGATGCGGCTCATAAGGAAGATAGGATCCGTGTGTGGGATTATAGCACCGGAGATAGAAAAGCTGTTTGCGGAAGGGAGGATTAATTATGGAGCGTCTGCCATTATGCGGTGGTATACCAATAATACAGAGGTGTTGACAGATCGGTATGGAAACAAGCAGTATGGGAAAATAGAACCGAAGCTAAGAAAAAATGATGGGTTTATGGCGTTTCTGGTATCGATGTATTCCAAGGATTTAATAAAGGAGAAAGTGGTATATGTTTGATTTCTTATTTCAAAATAAAAAAGGAGATTTGGTATCATATACAGATAGCATTACCGTAAACATTAAAAAACTTGAAGTAGCAAAAATGGCTATTGAAAAGGCGGTAGGAATGATCGCACATGCAATAGCGAAAAGCGAGTTTATCGTCAATAGAAAAGGGAAAAGAGAAAAGGATCATATTTACTGGCTGCTGAATATTCGGCCAAATCCAAATGAAACGGCCACGGATTTCTGGATTGAAGCTATCCGGCGTTTGTTGCTTGATGAGGAGTGTGTGATTTGCTATGTAGGAAATCATCTATACATTGCGGATTCATTTACAGTAAATAATTCTGTTATGGTCCCAGAGACCTATAGTAATGTCACGATTATATCCAATGATAATACAATAAAACTGCAAAGGGGGTTTACATCAAATGAGATTATCCATCTCAGGAGCAGAAACAAAAAAATTATAGGGTTTCTTGAAAAAGTGTTAAATATTTATAATAGCACGATCAGTGCAATGTGCGCGGCCAAGAAGATCTCAAGTATTCCAAGATATACGTTGGATGTAGAGGGATCGATGCCGGTGATTCATACAAAAGACAAAGAAGGAAAACCAAAAGTTGTTACAATCGACCAATATAAATCTGACATTAAAAAGTTGTTAGAATCAGATGAAATAGAAGTGCTTACAAATTCGTCAGGACTAAAAGTGTCCCAGCTTCAGGCACAGGCAAACGTATCCAGTGAGGATATCGTAAAGCTGGCAAATGAAATCATGGTAGAGTGTGCCTTTGCCTTTGATATTCCCAAAGCGGTCTTTCTTGGAGAAATCACAGAAAAAGCAGATAGTACCAATGAATTTATTACCTATGCTGTAGGATGGATCGTAGAATTGCTGAATGATTCATTGAACGCAAAACTGGTAGGAGAAGAAGACTATCTGAAAGGCGAAATGATCTGGATTGATATGAGCAAGTATAAACATGTCGATATTATTGAGAGCGCGGCCAATTTGGATAAGTTGAGAAGCATCGGATTCAATTTTGATGAGGTACGGGAAATGGCAGGTTGGGAATCTTTGAATACGGAGTTTAGCCAGCAGAGAGTAATTACAAAGAATTATACCAATGATCTGGGAGGTGAGAAGAGTGGAAAAGAAAATGCGGACAATTAAAAACTTAGAGGGAAGGAGGTGATCCGGTGGTCTCCCAACTGTGGGTGAAACAGTAAATAACGCTTAGGAAAGGAGAAATAAGGCAAGATGGAGAAATACTATTCCCTGGAAACAGCCGGGAAAGAAGCGGATCTCTATATCTTCGGAGAGATTACGAGTTGGCCGTGGAATGAAAAAGACAAAGATGCTTATGGAATTGTCAAAGAACTTCAAGAGTTAGAGGTTGAGACAGTGAATGTCCACATCAATTCTTATGGGGGAGATGTGGCAGAAGGTCTGGCAATTTATAATGTCCTGAAAAACAGTAACGCAAAAGTGCGGACCTATTGTGACGGATTTGCGTGTTCCGCAGCATCTGTTATATTTATGGCGGGGGAAGAACGAGTGATGAATGACGCTTCCCTTCTTATGATTCATAATGCGTGGACATATGGAGTGGGAAACGCGAATGATTTCAGAAAACAAGCAGATGATTTGGATAAGATTACCCAGGCGTCTGTCAATGCGTACATAAGTAGATGTACGATTACCGAAGAAGAAGTAAAGCAGCTCATGGATGACGAAACATGGTTGACAGCAAAAGAAGCCAAAGAGAAAGGATTTGCAACGGGGATCATGGATGAAAAACCAGAAGGTGTCAGCCAGTCCGCGATGAAATGGATCCAACAGAGACTTTTATATGGATCAGGAGCGAGATTGGAAATACGGGATACTTCTGAAATCGAAAACAGGATCGCACAAAAGGTTGCTGAAAAAGTTGTGAAACAAATCAAAGAAAATAGTAAGAAACAAGGGGACAGCACTGGATTCAGTGCTTTTTTTAATTCAGGAAAAGGAGAATAAAAGAATGAAAATTGACAAATTGGACAAAGAACTTCAGCAGAAAGTCGTAACCATGCTGAATGAAGCGGAAGACAAAAGTGAAGCGATTTATCAGGCGGCTGTGATGATTGCCGAAGAGCAGCATAAGCATCTGATCAGCGAACTGGTAGAGGAGAATGCAAGGGCAGCGGCGGACGAAGACTACAGAAAGAAGCTGGGTCTTCGGGTACTGACAAAAGAGGAAACATCCTTTTATGAAAAATTCAAGGATATTAAACAGGCGATTACAGCAGAGCAGATCGATATCCTTCCAACATCGATTATTGACCGTACATTGGATGATATCAAAAAAAGCAGCGATATTCTGTCCATGGTACAGATGGCACCGGCAGATGTAAAGAAATGGATCGTAGCGGAACACTCCGGAAAAGCAGTCTGGGGGCACCTGACCGATGCGGTTCAGGGCGAGCTATCCGCATCGATTAAAGGCTTGAATATTGAACAGCACAAGATGACAGCGTATATTGTCATCCCTAAAGCAATCCGGGATCTGGCGCTTCCTTTTGTTGATCGGTATTTTACGGCAGTTCTGGCAGAAGCCATGCAGGATGGATTTGTAACGGGATATCTTTCCGGGGATGGAAAGACGGGACCAATCGGGATTATGAAGCAGATTGAAACATTCAAAGAAGACGGGACGGCTGACGATAAAGCGGTGATTAATACAGTGAAAAAGTTTTCTCCGAAAGGCCTAGCGGGAGTCAGAAAAACACTGACAAATAATGGGAAGAGAACAGTTTCCGAGCTGCATCTGATCTGTAACCCGTTAGATGAAGCAGAATATGTAGATCCGGCGCTTTATGGCGAGGCATTAACAGGAGGATACCGAAATACATCTTTCATGCCGATTGTAAAGCATGTGGACGCGAACTGCCCGCAGGGGAAGGGAATTTTTACCATTCCGAATGTCTATGTGATGGGAGCAACATCTTTCGAGGTAAAGGAGTATGACCAGACAAAAGCAATGGACGACGCGGATCTGGTGATTGGAAAGTGTTATGCAAACGGGCGTGCGGTAGATGATAATTGCGCGGTTGTATTTGATATCACAAAGCTGGAAGAATATAAGCTTCCAGTAACGACAGCGACAACTCCAGAAAAGGGAAAATAATCAGTCCTGACATTATGACATTGTTTCCGGCAGGTCAGGACTTATTAGGTAAGAAAGCTTCTGATTTGGTAGGAGAGGATCTTTGTGTATTTGAAGATGGAACCGTTGAAGGAACACTGAAAGCTGTTACCGGATACACGGGATTCTCCTCCGAAGAGGAAGAACAAAGCGGGCATTATTTCCCGTTCAAGCTTACAAAGACCGGAAAGAAAATGAGTTTAAAGAAAAATGGAGTGGCAGCAGAAGGAAAAGAAAACATGACGTTTGATCCAGAAATCATTTTGAGAGTATCCAAAGAAGATACATGGAAGATCGAAGTGGATGAATCGGAAGTAATTACTTTCAATTTTGAAAAAGCTGTTTTGGAATAAGTAGCAGGAGGGGATGACGTTGGAGCTGGAAAAACTGATTACAGAAATACGGCAGGATTATCAGATCCCGCCGTATTTTCAGGATACAGGATTAATGAGATACCTGGAAGAGGGAAAAGAAAGATTGGATTTTTTGAATCCAGGACAAAGTCTGGATGATGACTATACTTTCCGAATGTTGTTAAAAAACTATGTGTATTACGCTTACCATCACAAAGTAAATGAATGGGAAGATAATTATAAGGCTCTAATTTTAAGCTGGCAGATGGGAAGTGAGGTGAAGACACATGCAGATGCCTGAATATACATCAGGAGCAATGCAGCTTTATTACATCCGGCAGGACGAATCCAAGGATTATCCAGAGGAGCATTTGGAGAATTCCAATGTGGGGGACATATGGTATCGGGAATTATCAGTGTTTGATCGGACAAAGTATGAATTCGATCAGGGCGGGAAAGAGGTGACGATGAAGATTCGGATTCCAGTGTATAAGGGTATTGATAGCAGGTGTGTATGTATGATTGAAGGGAAACAGCACCATATTTATAATGCCACGCATGTGACGGATAAAGACGGATTTCAGGAAACGGAACTTACGTTGATTCGTCCAGAAAAGGAGCTGAAAATACAATGACAAAACAGGAATTAAGCAGTTTACTGAAAAGTTTGGGAGTTCCGGTAAATGAAGGAATTACAAGCGATAAGAACACGAACGAATATCCAAGGATTGTATTTTGGCCGTATCTGGAAGAAGACGAAATGGCCTCCGGAAATGAATACCAGAATGTTGTTACATACCAGATCTCGTTCTTTGCCCGCACACCTCAGCATGACAAATATAAAGAGTTACGGAAGAAGTTGCGAGAACAGGGGATTCACCCTAAATTTCAGCACGAATATGTGGAAAAAGATCCTGTATTCTCAAAAACATGGCACACCTACTTTTCCGTGGATGTGATAGAAGATGTCTGACATGAAATTTTACACGGGCGGATTGGACTTCATGGAAGACCTTATGCAGCGGTATCAGGTAACAGATGAAAAGGCGTTGTCAGCTATAGAAACAGGAGCTAAGATGCTGGCCGATGATGTAAGGAAACTCCCAAAACCACGTTCTAAGATGACCGGGTCCGGATACACACATCTTTTAGATACCGTAACGACAAGGAGAACGAAAGGTGAAATAGAAGTCGGATGGGGGAAATATTATGGCCCAATGGTAGAAAATGGAACAGTGAGGGCAGATGCGGTTCCGCATGTGATGCCGACATTCCAGAAAAATAAACAGAAGTATTATCAAGCGATTGACAAGGAATTATGGAAGTAAAGGAGAAAAAAGAATGGCAATTACGACAAAGAAACCGCCAATTAAAGAGACAGTCGGGGCGCAGTATATCTGCTTCGATCAGTCGGAAGACGGAGAATATTCAGGGGAATATAGTGAAGAGGTGGAGTGCACCGAAGTGGTAAAAAGTGTAACTGTAACAGAAAACGCGGAAAACACAGATGTATATTCAAGTGGCATCGTATACGATACAGATTCCAGCGTCTCTTCAACGGATATTGAAGTAGAAGTGATTGCGTTCCCGGCAGAAACACTAGCTAAAATGCGGGGAGATACAGTGGATGAAGGTGGTCTGATTCTTTCGGGAGGGAAAGGAATTCGTCCATTTTTTGCATATGGAAAGGTTGTAAAACTGAAAAAAGGGAAGATACGTCTGGAGTGGTATCCAAAATGCAGGCTCGCGGAAAATACAGACGAAACGAAAACGAGGGAAGAGAGCTTTTCTGAACAGACAGACACGATTACCATTAAGGCATATGCCTTTAATGATAATGAAGATATCAAAGCGATGGTCGATTCTTCCTCATCCGCATTTCCGGCAGGATTGACGGAAGAAAAGTTTTTTGGAAAACCAATACTGACAAAAGAGGATTTGACGTCAGCGGTTTCCGGTTCATAAAGGAGAGAGGCATGAAGGAAAATTTTATTGATTTGACAGACGGCACAAGGCTTTCTGTCAGGGTAAATTTTGGGACGATCTATTACCTGCAAAAACAGAAAGGATTTTATCGTATCCAGAAGAAAGCAGAGAAAAACAAAAAGAAACTGACGGAAGAAGAAAGCTTTGAGCTGGCGGCCTATGTGATTTACGCAATCCTAAGAAGCAATGGGAAAACAGTAGGATTTGATGAAGCGCTTTCCCTTGTCCCTCCAGATACGGAACAATTAGAAAAGGTACTGCAAGTATTCCAGGAAGAATATGACCGGTATGTTAAAAAAAAACAGGCACAGTCGAGTGTGATGCCGGGGAAATAAACTGGCCGGAATATATGGTGGCGGCGAGAAAGATGGGAATGAGTGAAGAAGAATTTTGGAATTCAGACCCGATCTTTTTTAACGAATGTTATGAAGTGTTCCAGAAAGATAGAAGAAGGGAGGTAGAGGCACTATATGTCGGATAAGCTACAAAGAGTAGGTCTTGTCTTTAAGGCGGACGGGTCTGTGGATTTCAATAAAAGCCTGAAGGAAGTTACAGCATCCATACAGGAAAACAGGACCGCATTTGAACTGGTGAAGTCAACATGGGATGACAGCACAAAGACGGCGGAGAAACTGAAAGAAACACAAAAATATTTGTCAGAGCAGACAAAAGATTATTCCGATAAAGTGACTTTACTGTCCCGACAACTGGATGAACTGGAGGCGGCAGAGAACCGGGATGAACGAGCAATCCAAAATAAGAGAAATCAACTGAATCAGGCAAAGACATCGCTGAATAACTACAAAAAAGGGCTGGATGAAGTCGAAGACAAGTTAAAAAGCGGAAGCGCCAGAATGAATGATTATGCCAAAAAGTTGGATGATGTTGGGAATAAGGCGAAAAGTGCAGGCGAAAAGATGAGCGGAATTTCCGCAGCAGCGGCGGGGATCATCGGGGCGGTAGCGGCCACAGTACCTGCCACTGAGGAATACCGAAAAATCATGGGATCGCTGGAAGTGTCAAGTGAACTGTCAGGATACAGCGCAGAGGAAACCAAGCGGATTTATCAGACATTGTTCGGCGTTCTTGGGGATGACCAGACAGCAGCGACTACAACGGCAAATTTGCAGGCAATGGGGCTTTCCCAACAGCAACTTACCCAACTGGTAAACGGGACGATTGGGGCATGGGCGAAGTACGGAGATAGTATTCCAATTGATGGGCTGGCAGAATCCATCAATGAAACAGCAAGAACAGCAGCAGTAACAGGAACGTTTGCGGATGTCCTGAACTGGGCAGGGACCTCGGAAGATGCGTTTAATGAAAAACTGGCTAATTGCCGCACGGAATCTGAGAGGACAAACCTTATCATGCAGGAATTGGCAAACCAGGGACTGATGCAGGCAGGGCAGAAATGGCAGGAAAATAACAAAAATCTGGTAGAGGGAAATAAGGCAACGGCAGACTTTCAGGCAGCAACCGCACAGCTTGCGGAAACAGTGGCTCCGATTATTACGCAGATTACTCAGATTGCGGCAGGGCTTTTAGAAAAATTCAATGCACTTCCACCAAGCACACAGAGGATCATCGGAGTGATAGTCCTCTTGACTGCGGCGATCGCACCCGCACTGACGGGAATTGGATTAATGACAACAGGGGTAGGAAGCTTGATGAAGGGATTCGAAAGGCTAAGTCCTGCGATCAAAGCGGTTTGGGGTGTAATAAACGCAAATCCTATTTCCAGAGCGATAACGCTGATCAGTGTGTTAGTGGGCGGTCTTGTGACTTTGTATAATAAATGCAAGTGGTTCCGGGATTTGGTAGACCCTATTTTAGACTGGATTAAGGATAAAGTCGAAAAAGTAGTAGGATTTTTTGAGGACTTATTTTCTTTTGGAGATAAAAAATCCAGTGGGAAGAGCAAAAAGAAAAGCAGCAAAAAAAGCCGTTCTGTGAACCCGTTGTCATTGCGTACACCATCCATGCCGATCACATGGTATGCGAAAGGTGGGATTTTGAACCGCCCGACCATATTTGGTGCAAATGGTAGTACGCTAATGGGAGGCGGGGAAGCAGGAAAAGAAGCCGTTCTTCCGATTGACTTATTGAAATCTTATATCAGAGAGGAAAACTCCAGAAACAATGGCATCATGGCACAGATATTGTCCGAAGTAATAAAAGATCTCCAGATTGTGGCGGAGAACAATATTTATCTTGGAGATACGAAATTAGTGTCTGTGATGACGGACATGATCCTGGATAAAATGGGGCAGAAGCATCGGGCATATCGAGCGGCGAAAGGAGAGTAAAGGCAATGTATGATATCTGTTATGGTGGACGGCGGGCCTCTGAGTTTGGGGTCTGCATATCAGACAGACCAGATATTCCAGCGGCGAAAAAGAAGATGGAGAGTATGGAGATTGCGGGAAGAGACGGGATGCTCTACCTGGAGGAAGAGGCCTATGAAGAATCTGAAATTGAAATTCCGATGAATTATATTGGGCCAGAAGATGCTTGGATGGAACGGTGGAGGCTGATCCAGGGATGGCTTTCTGAAAGGAATACGGATTTGATTCTGGGTGATGACCGAAATTATTTTTTCAGAATTTCCAAAGTAGAAATTGACACGAATGAGAGAAGCAGCAGGCGGATAGGATCGTTCAAGGCGGTATTTATATCAAAGGATGGATTATCCTATTTGCAGGATGGGCTTGCGGAATATAGTTGTAAAGCAGTGAGGTATAATCCCTATCTGCTGGCCTATCCAATATATCATATTTCCGGGAGAGGAGTGTGTGAGCTTTCTGTGAATGGAAATTCATTTTCAGTAGAACTTACCGGAGAAGCATACATTGACACCGAGCGAAAGCTAGTTTATAGGTCGGATGGGACTGTAATGAATAAGGCTGCGAAAGGGGACTTTGAAGATCTGTTCTTGCTTCCTGGAGAAAATGAAGTCGGATATCATGGTGCTTTCCAGGTCCAGGTCATACCAAACTGGAGGCGGTTATAATGATTGAAATTTATGAGGCGGGAAACGAGGATTTCCTGCACAACGGGGATATGACATTATTGCCTGAAAGCTGTGAAACAGAGTGCGAACTCAACGGAAGTTGGGAAATGGAATTATCACATCCAATAGACCCGGATGGGAGATGGACATTGATACAGGAAGGGGCCGTGATTGCGGCTCCTTTGTTTCACTCAAAAAAGCAGCTTTTTCGGATTTACAAAAAGAAAAAAAACAGGATACGCGTCACAGCGTATGCGAGACCGATTCTATATGACGCGGCCAAGGAACTATATCTGAACAGGCTGGAAATATCGGGAACCGGGCAGCAGGTATTGAACTATATGACAAGAGGGCAGGAAAAGTACCGGGCATCCTCTGATATTATAAAAACAGCATATGTAGAATGTATAAGGACAAACCTGATTGAGGCTGTACAAGGTGATGGCGATCATTCCTTTTTGAAGAAGTTCGGAGGGGAGGTGTTCTATGACAATTATGAAATGATAATCAATGAGCAGATCGGCGAAGATAATGGGGCAAGGGCGGAATTCGGATATAATTGCAAAGAGATCGAAGAAGAGATTGATATGTCGGATGTCATAACAAGGATCGTTCCGGTGGCGTATAACGATTACATGCTTGACGGGGAAACCCCGTGGGTGGATAGTCCATTGATTGGCAATTACCCGGTGATCTATACGAAAACGGTAGAGTTTAAAGACGTAAAGCTGGCGACAGATGCCAAAGAAGGAGAGGAAAGCTTTGATTCTTTAGAGGAGCTGAGGAGAGAACTTGTAAGACGATGCCAGGAACAATTTCAGGAAGGTGTGGACAAACCGAAATGCAGTTATTCTTGTGATATGTACGCAATCGAGAATACAGAACAATACCGAAATGTAAAAGGCCTGGAAGCGATCGGGCTTGGAGATACGGTACAATGCAAAAATAAGAAATTGGGAATCACGACTACAGCGAGGGCGATTTCGATCACTTACGATAACGTCAGAAAAAAGAATTCCAAAGTGGAGCTGGGGGAGTTCCGTTATAACTACTTAAAAGAGATGTCATCGGTAGCACAGAGAGTGGAGAAGACAATCCGGGAAGATGGTTCCCTGGTTGCGGAGCAGGTTCAGGGGACGATTGATGCCATGAAAGCAAACCTGTACGCACAATCAACGGCCGCAAAAAAGACAAATTCGGCGGCGTTTTTGATCGAAGTGCTGGATGAACTATCAGCGTTATATGGGGCGATGGAAGCGGGAACACAAGGCCTTCGGGTGGCGAAAGAGAAGCTGCCGGATGGGACGTGGGACTGGAAGACAGCCGTTACAGCAGCGGGAATCATAGCGGATCTGATCGTTGCCGGAAAGTTGTCGGACAAGCTGGGAAATAATTATTTTGATCTGGATGAAGGAATTATAAATGCGCAGTCAATGATTATTGGGCCATTTGAGGTGACGACTAATGGATTCCTTTATATGAAACATGGAGAGACAACAAGTGATTCGTACTGGAGAGCGATAGTAGGGCCGGATGGACAAACAGGAGAGACCCATTTCCGGTCGGGTCGGATAGAGGCGGATGTGGTACAGACAGACAATATTCATATTGGTACTGTTGGAGTTGATGAGAAGACAACAAAAACCGGGAGGGCGGAGTTGTCTGATGGCTCCTATATGGACTTCGTAGATGGAATCTTTGTAGGAGGGAAGACTGCCGAAGGGGGAACTGTCTGATGGGATACATTGAGAATGGAACAGAGATAGCAAAAAAGCTAAATAAACAATACGGATGGGCTAGAAATCCGATTGTTTCGTACCTGGCAAATGCCCAGCAGGAGTCCAACCTCAATCCGGCCTCCTTTCAGAGCGGACAAGGAAACTGGAATTCTGGCGTAGGATTGAATCAGTGGACACCGGGAACGAATCTACAGACTAGAGCGCGGGCGATCGGGAGGACGGATTATTTGACCATCGACTGCCAGCTTGCGGTTACTGATTATGAAAGAAGGACAGGGATCCAGTACTATGCGACAAGCGCTTACAATATTTCCTTTAATGATTTCATAAAATCATCAAGGGATATCGAATGGCTTACCTATGCGTGGGAGGCAAACTATGAAAGAGCCGGGACTCCAATGATGGAGAACCGGCTTCGCTATGCGCGGGAATGGGATACAAGAATTGATGGCATCCTGAAAAATATTGTGGAGGAAGCGGTACAATGGGCCATTGATACAGCAAATGACAGCTCGCACGGATATGACCAAGGGAATCGATGGGGACCGGATTATGACTGCTCCTCGTTTCTGACAACGGCGTACCGAAAAGCGGGTCTGTCTATCGGCGGAGGAACGGCAGTTAATACCGCAAATATGAGAAGCTATTTTATGGCGGCGGGTTTCCAAGATGTGACAAGTCAGGTGAACTTCCGGTCAGGCTCTGGAATCATTCGCGGAGACGTTTTAATTACCAGGCAAAAAGGGCACACGGCCATGAGCATCGGAGACGGCCAGGTCGTACAGGCAAGCATCAATGAGTTTGGGGGAACGGTTGGAGGACAGACAGGAGACCAGACAGGACAAGAGATCTGGGTTACAAGATATTATAACTATCCGTGGGGATACTGTCTGAGATATCCAGGCGGAGGAAGTGTGACACCTCCAGAACCTGAGAATGTAGCGTTTGTACGGTGGATTCCTGCATAAAAGAGAGGAGGAACGATGGAATCAACAAAAGTTTTAAGTTTGGATTTAAGAGCCCAAGGGATTACAAATGTGATCTTTGCGACACAGCATGATACCGGGCGTTTGGTTAAGGTGCTTCTGTCAGGGACAGAGGGAATGATTTATAAAGCTCGTGTTTACTGTAAAAAACCGTCTGGGAAAGAAACATATACGGAAGGCACCGTATTCAATGATTATTGTGTACTTTTTGGATTAACGGAACAGATGCTGGCAGAGAGTGGGACAGTAAAAGCGCAGCTTCATTTGATGGATAAAAGCAGAGTTGTAACCTCTTTTGAGTTTCATATTCAAGTAAGCAAGAACTTGGTAGCAATGTCCAATATAACGAGTTCTGATGATTACGAGGCGTTGATCGATGCGCTGGGAAGGTTGGAACATATTGATCCAGTCGAGATCTCCGAATCGGAAATTGATGATTTGGATGATGGAGAAACAGAAACTATGTATAGCATGAATATACTAAAAGAATATGGTTCCATAGAGGATATGAATGAGGGATTTTCTTCAGACGGACTGACAGAAGGGTCATTGGTGATTGTCAACACGGGAAATGTAGAAGACGATGAAAATGCGGCAGTATATAAGAAACGGAGCCAGGGGTATGAGTTTCTGGTTGACCTATCAGGGAAACGGGGAGCGACAGGCCCGCAGGGTCCGCAGGGGAAACAAGGCATACAAGGACCGACCGGTCCGCAAGGCCCTCAGGGTCCAAAAGGGGAGCCTGGGGAGGTGGAAGGTGTAGAACAAATTGAAAATTCAGATATTGATGCGTTGGGAGGCGGTTCGTGATGCGTATCTTGAAATTTCATGTGAAAGGCCAGAACCTTGTGAAGGACCAGCAATGCGATTTTAGTGGAATTGTAGCGGAGACAGAAGGATATCTCAATGCGGAATTTTTGTGTAGTAATGAATGGAAGGGATGCAAAAAAGTAGCCGGATTTACCAAACTGGGAAAAGAATATTATGCTCCTGTGATAAATGGACGGTGTCAGATACCGAAGGAAGCGCTGACATTTACGTCATTTGAGGTGCGACTGTATGGGAAAAGGGAAGGATACCGGATCACGACAAATTCCGTAACTATACACCAGGAAGGGGTGAGGCAATGACTGGATTAGAAGAAGTTTTTGCGGAGATGAATCTGGAAGAAGAGGAGATTCAGGAGACAGAACGATGCAGAATCGATCCGGAGACAAGAGAGATTATTGTTCCTGATGCTATCCAGTTATTGGGCGTAGAATCGGATGAAAAAGTAGAAAGAGTTTTATTTCAGTGTCCCAAGATGGTGGGGGATCATATCGATTTATCCGAACTGATTCTGTTTATCAATTATGAAAACGCCAATGGAGAATTTGGGGTGTATTGCATTGATGATGTAGAACTATCAGAGGGAAATATCCTGTTTTCGTGGCTTCTGTCGAGGAAAGTAACAAAATACAAAGGCAATGTGAAGTTTATTCTATGTGCTAAAAAAGCGGTCGATGATGGAACACTGAAAAATGAATGGAACACGACTGTGAATCGCCAATGTAAAGTATTGGAAGGGCTGGAAGGAGAATTGCCAGAACCCGATCCGGAAGAAGAATCTGTCTTGTTGGGGTTGATAGGACAAGCTACTGATGCGATTACGAGAACGAATAATGCATCAAAGAAGGCAGAGGACATCACAAGAGAGATACAAGGGAAAATAGAATCAGGAGAGTTGACAGGTCCACAAGGTCCGCCAGGGCCTCAGGGAGAGACAGGTCCGCCAGGACCGCAGGGTCCAAAAGGGGAAGACGGAGTGGCATCTGTGACACAACTGAATCCGGGAATGTTTGGAATGTATGTGAATGAAGAGGGGCATCTGATAATGACACATAATGATAATGAACCGGCGCCGCCATTGTCAATAAGAGATGGTAAATTGATATATACAATTTCATAGAAAGGATAGGGAAATATGGCACAGGAATTAGATTTGGGTAGTGTGATTGGCCCTCAGGGCCCAAAAGGCGAAACCGGCCCGCAAGGTCCGAAAGGAGCGACCGGAGCTACTGGACCGCAAGGACCGAAAGGTGAAACTGGTCCGCAAGGACCAAAAGGAGAAGATGGGAAATCGGTCAATATTAAAGGATCGTATGAAACAACAGGAGAACTACCGGAAGATGCGGAACCAGGTGACGGATATATTATTGACGGGAATCTGTATGTCTGGGATGGGAGTACATGGAATAATGTGGGAAAGATTCAAGGCCCACAGGGTCCAAAAGGTGAAACAGGTTCACAGGGACAAAAAGGAGAAACAGGAGCCACCGGCCCACAAGGCCCGAAAGGTGAAACTGGTCCGCAGGGTCCAAAGGGGGCGGATGGGAAGACGCCAACATTTCGGATTGATGAAAGGGGTCATCTGATGGTTAGCTATGAAAATGAATAGCAGGAGGGGATTATGGCAGTAAAAGAAGTTGATTTAGGGCTGGTGACAGGACCGGAAGGTCCGCAAGGTCCGCAGGGGAAAACTGGCCCACAGGGGCCGACTGGTGCGGTCGGGAAAGCGGCGACCATTAAAATCGGGAAAGTAACGACAGGAGAGGAAGGAAGCAGTGCTAAAGTAACTAATTCAGGTACAGAAAATGCGGCTGTATTGGATATTACAATTCCATGTGGGGCCACCGGACCGCAAGGTCCGAAAGGAGCGACCGGAGCCACCGGACCGCAAGGACCAGCCGGAGAAAAAGGGGCCACCGGCCCAGCCGGACCGACAGGTCCACAAGGAAAGCAGGGAATCCAAGGACCAAAAGGAGAAACAGGAGCCACCGGCCCGCAGGGTCCGAAAGGAGCAACCGGGGAAGCGGCTAGTATTAAAGTGGGAACTGTTACGACCGGGGAAGCGGGAAGTGAGGCATCCGTCAAAAATGCAGGTACAGCAAGTGCTGCCGTATTCAATTTTACAATCCCGCGTGGAGCGACCGGAGCTACCGGCCCACAGGGACCAAAAGGAGAGACAGGAGCCACCGGCCCGCAAGGTCCGAAAGGAGCGACCGGAGCTACTGGACCGCAAGGACCACGGGGGCCGGCGGGTTCGGATGCGAATGTACAGTCCATTACAACATCAGATATTGATGCATTATCAAGTTAAGGAGGAAAGACGATGAAATATTTGGATTTAACCGGACTACAGTATTTTTACAAAAAATATATAAAAACACTGGGCAGTGCCGCAAAACAGGCTGTGGCAAATAATTTGACTACCACAGCAGCGGGAAGTGTCCTGGATGCAAGACAGGGGAAGACGCTGAGTGATAAAATCGCATCTGAAACGAAGACATTGAATAGTGAAATTAAAACGATCAATACTTCTTTGGGAAATATTCAGGCTTTTGCAGTTAAAACAGTCAATATATCAAAACCAAATACTTGGGAGGATCAAGTAATAAAATTCCCGAAAGCGTTTACAAAAGCACCGTGTGTTATTGTACAGGCACAGACTGGGCAGAATGATACCTCAGTATGGGCGGATGCTATAACGACAACACAGTTCACGCTAAAAAAATATAGACCTACTGCATCGGCATTTGCGCTACAGGTCATTGCAATCGGTTTATAATCATAATGAATTTTCAAGAGCAGAGAGGAGAAGAAAAAATGGAAAAACTTGTATTAACTGATAACACAGAACTGGAAATTATGGATGGAGCAAGCCTGGATTACATTCGGATTCAAACAGATAATTTTGCCGCACTGGATCAGATAGCAGGGGCGCTCAAAAAAGAAGGGAATCTTGCTAAGGTACAATTTAAAACAGACGATGAGGTGACGGGAGAATATGAAGACTTATATCTGGAAAGGCCTATGTTTCAAGAAGCAGATATGACGCCGGATGGAAATGTGGTTTCCGTTATTGCTTTTCGAGAGAAAACGGAGTTGGAAAAGGGAGTGGATGCGATTGAAAGGGGACAGGAAATTCAAAATGGAGCATTAGAAGATCTTGGCCAAGTTGTATCTGAAATTGCGGAAGGAGGAGAAAAGTAATGGTTGCATTTTATGTAGATAGAATTGCAAAAGGGTTCATGGAACTAGAACAGGTTCCTACTTTATGGAAGGAAAAAGTGAAAGAAGAACTAGGAAAATAAAAGGGGTAATGAAGAATGGAGATCAGAGCGAGACCGTGAACCGGTCTTATTTTTGTGCAAAAAATGATAGGAGAGAAGTGGGTATGAATACTC